TATCTGTATCTTTGCCTTCCTTTATATGATTATCATGATTATCGAAATTCAATTCTATTACATCAAATTCTGATAATTCATTATTATCACTATTATTTATATTTAACTTTGATTTATAGCATCTACTATCACTATTAGATGTATCATACTTTTCATCTATCATAAATAATTTATTTTTATGTTCATGAAAAAATTTAGATTCTAATAATAAATCTAACTCGTCTGTCGCATTATAAATAAAATTATTTTTTAATCCTAAAAATGAACCATAAAAATTTAATCCATGAACAAAATTATATTTATTTAAAAGTTTACTTGATAAATATGAAAAAAATCCATCTACATATGCAGAATTATTCATATCTCTTACTTTAGCATGACTATTCAGTTTTGAAATATTCGGTAATTCTAATAAATTTGAATCATTTATGTCATATTTACCTACCGCATATTTAATTGGGTCTAATAAAGGACTTAGTTTAAAAAAAACATTTGATTCTGTTTCAATATTTGATTTTGTATCTTTAATTACACTATTAAATGAATATAAACCATTATCTATTTTATTTGTAATTCTATAAATATAATTATGATTATCTAAATTCACGTTATTATAATTTGTATTATTTAATTGAAATAATTTATTATATATAGGTATATAATTTTGACATTTTTCAATATCTAACTGTTTTTCTAAATCTTTAAACAATAATAGATTATTTCTCTTTTGATAAGTTAAATCTAACATTATTTAATTAATAAAATAAAAAATAATAATAATTTTAAACTAAAATATTGCGTATTCTTACATATTTTTTTTTCTTAAATTTTTCTAATATATCATATCAATGTCGTTAGAATTAAAAAAATTTGATATGCGTAGTATTAGTTTTAAACCAGATGAAAATAAAGGTCCTGTTGTTGTTTTAATTGGAAGACGTGATACTGGTAAAAGTTATTTAGTAAGAGATTTATTATTTTATCACCAAGATATTCCAATTGGTACAGTTATTTCAGGTACAGAAGCAGGTAATGGTTTTTACAGTGCTCATGTTCCAAAATTATTTATACATGAAGAATACAATACTGCTATTATTGAAAATATTTTGAAAAGACAAAAATTAGTATTAAAAGAAGTTAAAAAAGAAATGGAACATTATAAAAAAAGTAATATTGACCCTAGAACATTTGTAATATTGGATGATTGTTTATATGATAATGCTTGGACAAAAGATAAAATGATGCGATTATTATTTATGAACGGAAGACATTGGAAAATCATGCTTATTATTACAATGCAATATCCATTAGGTGTACCTCCAAATTTAAGAACAAATATAGATTATGTTTTTATTTTAAGAGAACCATATTTAACAAATAGAAAACGTATATATGAAAATTACGCCGGTATGTTTCCTACCTTTGAAAGTTTTTGTCAAGTCATGGATCAATGTACTGAAAATTTTGAGTGTTTAGTTATAAACAATAACGCAAAATCAAATAAATTACACGACCAGATTTTTTGGTATAAAGCAGAACCGCATCCACCATTTAAATTAGGAACAGATGAATTTTGGGAAGTTTCGAAGGGTCTCAATTCAGACGACGAAGAAGATATATACGACCCGAATTCTGTTAAAAAAAGAGGAGCTGGTCCTAAAATAAATGTAAAAAAATCAAAATGGTAAAATGTAGATATATTTGATTTGTATTTTATAATTATATAATATAAATGAAATTATTAGTTCTCATCATTGCGCATGATGACCCTATTTATATTGGAATGCAGGAACAATGGAAACGTTATATGAATAACTTTGATAATATAAAATGTTATTTTATTAAATATAAAACAGATATAGAAAACTATGCGATTATAGACGAATCTGCTAATACAATTTATATAAAGGGCAAAGAATCATTAATACCTGGATGTCTTGATAAAACCATAAAATCATTATATTATTTATTAGACAAAAATTATGAATTTGATTATTTACTTAGAACAAATCTATCAAGTGTATGGAATTTTGACATTCTATGTGATTTTATTAAAAATAATAAGTTTTTGATTGCTGGCGTTCAAGGTAAGCATAAACTTGATAGGGTACATTTTGTTAATTTTATAGCCGGTTCAGGTATATTACTTCATATAGATATGTGTAAAATTCTAATGAATAATCGACATTTATTAAATTATAATATTATCGATGATGTGGCATTAGGTATACTTTTAAAACAATACATTAATAGCAGTTTGAAAGTTTATTTAAATCGATTTGAAATGTATAATTATGAAAACAAGCCCTATTTAATTAATAAAAATATGATACAAAATTATTCACATATAAGATGTAAATGCGATAAAAAACGACAAAATACAGTTGAATTAATGAAAATAGCAATTAATTTAATATATAATTAATTTTATTTACTTTATCTAATCTGAATGTCAATAATTTATATTATATTATATTATATTATAATTTATATTATATTATAATATATGATTGGAGGCGATAAAGTACCAAAACGATATGTACCTCGTTCTTTGACGCGACAAGATACTCAACTCATAAAACGAGAATTAAATAAATCAAGAAATAAATATAGAAAAGGAATTTATTATACACGTAAAAAAGTAAAATCATTTAAATCTAAACCATCAAACCATATCTTGAATGCGAAACGCATTTACGGAGTTGATGAAATTATTCCAAATAAACTATTGGCTAAAAAAACAGGATGTTCAATCAATGCTTTGAAAAAAATAGAAAATAAAGGAATGGGAGCATACTATTCATCAGGATCGCGTCCAAATCAAACAGCACAATCATGGGGAAGAGCAAGATTAGCTAGTTCTATAACGGGTGGAAATTCTTCAATTGTTGATTATTATATACTAAAAAAGGGATGTAAACCAAATAGTTTAGCGTTAAGATTGGCCAAAAAAACAAAAAAACTAAGACATGGACCTTATGTAAATATATAATAAAATATAATATAATATTGTTATATTATGTTTACGTTTACGTTTATATTGTAAGTTATTTATTTACACTGAATTTTAAGTTCTTTAATTGTGATAATCCATGGTCGTTGTCACTCGAAGTAAGAATATTCTCTCCTTCAAATAATTCACGACGAATATCAGCAGATGTTACAACATCACTTTGTAGAAGATTTTCCTCTTGTGTGTTCATATCTCTGACACTAATCAAATTACCTTCTTCGTTTAATGTTTGTGTAAGCTTATTTCCACTTTCAAGTGCCTTTTTCTTATTATCTTCAATTGCTTTCTGTTTAGCCTCTTTGACACGCTTATCAAATTCTTCCTTCGCCTTCTCTTCATTCTTCTTCTTCTCATGCATTAATTGATTCAACTCATCTTCCATATATTCAACGCGACCTGTCTTGTATGCCTCAGGATGAAATGGCATCCACATACCAACAGGTCCTACATAAACATCATGATGTGGGTCTAATTCTCTTAGTAACTTACATCTAATTTCCGCTTCTTGTTGTGTAGGAAAGCAACCTCGTACTTTTAATCCTCTTATAGATGTTTGAAAGTTTGAAATATCATTGAATTCCTTTTCTAATCTTTCTTCATTATTGTCTAAAAATGATTTATAATCATCGTTTAATGTGTTTTTAGATAAAGCTTCTTTCTCTTCTTTTACAAATTCTGTTAAATCATCATATAGATTTGTAAAATTCAACGAATATTTATAAGAAACGAAATTTAGAAACTGTGTATATTTTTCAAGTGATTTAGACAAATCCCATGATTTTAAAAATTCTTCCATGAAATACATTTCACGTTGTTTCAAAATATGCTCTGGTGAAACAAATGATACACAACAAAATTTTTGTCCAGAGATTGGTCGGTCTTCGTCTAATAAATCAACATATTTAGGATTTTCACTTCCATCTAAATTAAATTTATACTCCATATTTTTATTTCTGGATTCTTTAGAAAAAGACATAATTATAATATTTAATACATATATATTTTTAAGCTTTTTAACAAATAAAATATATTAATTTTTTTCTTATTAATTAATATATAAGATGAACATTTTAAATGTTTTAGACGTAAATGAATTACTTAAACGTTTAATCAAATATTTAGTCGAGGGTCTTTTTGTAGCAATCGCAGCGTTTGCTATCCCCAAGAAAAGTTTATCATTAGATGAGATTGGATTTATTGCCCTAACTGCTGCCGCTACCTTTAGTATTTTAGATACATACTTACCTGCCATGGCCGTTAGTGCTCGTTCTGGTGCCGGATTCGGTATTGGTGCTAACTTAGTTGGTTTCCCAAGATAAATATGAAAAGTCAAAATATTTATTTTAAATCTAAAGACATTTAACTATATAATTATAATGTATATGATTGACGATAATTGTATACATTTTAAATTACTAACATCTGATAATTTATTTGAATATTTAAATGTTATTACAAATCTATCAAATACAACTGAAAAAAATGATAATTTATTAAATTTTATGACATTTTGTGAAATAGCTGAATTATATCCCAATATTCAAATATGGTTAATAGAAGATTATTATAATAAAACAATTATTGGTTGTGGTACAATTATAATCGAACCAAAATTTATACATAATTGTGGATATGTATCACATATTGAAGACGTTTGTATTATACCGGAATATCAAGGCAAAGGATATGGTAAAAAAATAATTCAACAATTGATTGATATTTCAAAAATAAACAATTGCTATAAAATTATATTAAATTGTAGTCAAGACAATGAATTGTTTTATGAAAAATGTGGATTTAAGAAAACAAATACACAAATGAGTATTTATTTTGATAATATTCAAATAAAAAATAATCAATTAACAAATAATTAAATTTAGTAAAATGTATTAAATATATATTTAAATTTTAAATAAACATTAATGAATAAACCTAGATGTGTTCACAATTATTTACAAGTTTGTGAAACAGGCGCAACACCACCAGGAATTGTGGATTTTTTAAAGGGAACAGTTGCTTTATTTAAATATTCAAAAACATATGGATATAATTTATATATTAATAAAGATGTACATCCAGTTTTCAAATATTTTGAAGATTGTGAATATTATGTACATGATGGAAATATAAATAATTGTAAGACGTATGAATTATTATCACAAGCAGACGCAGTTTACGTAGACCATATAATGGAAACATTATTTAAGAATCATATGTCATTTCATATACTAACAAATTGTTTTATAGAAAATAAAAAAAAAACGATTACAAGAGATATCGACAATGAAACAAAATTATTTATTCAAAAATTATTAACTCCATCTACTATTTTAAAAAATAAATTAAATGAAGTATATACATATTTTTCAATATCAAATGAAGATAGATATCATTGTATCCATATTCGATTTGGAGATAATTTTCTTGTATCAAGTGATATAGATTTATCAATTATACATACAATTAATAGTACAATACAAAATATCATTAATGAGAATACTGGTATTAAATTAATTTTAATATCAGATTCATCTAATATGTCAAATGAATTAATCAAATATCATACAAATTTATTATATTGGAATAATAAAAAAATACATATTGGTATTTTATCAAATTATGATGAAAACGCATTAGTAGATACATTAACAGATTTATTGATTTTATCAAAGTCTAAAAAAATATATACTATAAATATCAATACTAATCTTTTAACAACATTCAGTCCATTTATTTCTGAAATATACAATATAGATAATATAATTTACAGATTAGTAAGATAATTATAAATTATACAGTTGGAATAAATTCCCAATCTAATTCTTCACATATTTTTTTCCAAATTTCATCCTGTTCAATCATTTTTTCCTTATCTTTTAACAATGGAAAATAAGGTAAAAATTCGTCTTGATTAAGTAATTCACATAATTTATAAACAGTATAATAATAATTTAAAAAATTAACTCTATCATCTGGACAATATTTTGAATACGGTCCTTGAATATCCATAAATAAATTACATAAGGTTTCTTCTAATTCCGGAGGCATTACAGGTGGTTTGATTCCTAGCTTATCTTTAATAAAAGGTATATGTTCATAATATTTATTATAACCTAATTTTTTCAATATTTCTTTTGCCTTTTTAGTTGTGATTTCATTGAGAGAAATTCTCTCTTTTTTAATTTGATTCTCTATATCTTGTAATACATCTGGATTAATTTGTGTTGTTTCTTTTGCCTGGAATTGGGCTAATATCTCTCTAAAATGATTAATTCTCTTATAAGCATAAAAACAAACTTCTTTGG